TTTGGGCTACGTCGCGTCGTTGTGAATTCAACATAGGGTCGTACTCGTTTAACCAAGCCGCCCAACGATCATCACCATCAATCTGGTCAAAGTCTGGCACTAACTGACGTAAGCGCGAACTAAAACCGATCTCACCAACTTGGCCTCCAGTATCGTTAATCTGCTTTTGCAGAGCTTCGATAATCTTAGCCTGTGCATCAAGTTTATCATCATATTCTTGCGCAACTTCTTTGGCTACTCGACGTTGAACATCTAGTAAATCATCACCGTACTCTTCTCGATCAGCATCGGTAATGTAACTGACTTTTTCTTTAGGTTTTTCTGCTTCAGCTTTCTTCTTAGCTTCAATATCATCTTTAAAGGACTGCATCTGAGCAGTTAAATCCTTGATCTGCTGGTGCAGTCTTGGAACTTCTGCGTCGTACTTTCCTTTTAAAGTACTGTATTTTTGCTTGAAGTCGTCTTTAGCGTCTTCACCTTTAGTTTCATCAGCTGGCTTCGCTTCGATTCCAGTACTAACATCTTCTTCCGCTTTAGCTTCAGTTACTTTAACTTCTGTATCCTCAGTTACTTCATCAGCTTTCATTTCTTCTTGCTGATCTTCGCCTTGGGCCAGTTGTTTCTCTAATTCTTCAGTTTCCTTAATCTGTTTTTGTACTTGTCTTGGCAATGCCATATTTTTCTCCTTAAAGCACCAACTCTGTTCTACAGCGTCCTAGAAGGTATGCTGCTCCCATAATGGTGTGCTCCGATATGCACTAATTAAATTAGTGCCCCTTCATCACCTTCTGCGATTCTTCAACCGCTTTCAGTAAATCTTCATAAGCTTCCGCTTTTCCCTGCAGCCGGTGTATAACATTTATGTCGTCTGCATAGATTAACTTCTGCTTTGTTGCTTCAAGTTCTTCTTGAAACAATTTTAATAAACCCTGAAACCCTGGTTCTCTTAGGCTGTTTAGGCCTCGTATCGCCTGAGAATCGGCTTTATTTAAATTTATCATTGATAATATAATACATCAAAAATTTTTAGTTAGGAATTTTTTACATTCCGTTAGGGCGAGGGCTCATGTAATTATTTTGCCTTCCCCCCATCTCTGTTCCATCTTCTTGTAAGTTATTCGGTTCCAAATTATTTGGCAAGCCCATTTCGGCATGCCTCATTTGCATCTCGTGTTCTTGCGCAGCCGCTTGTTGTTGAGCCTGTGCTTCCTGTTGTTTCTGTACGTCCTCACGAGTTGGAACAAGTCTGTCAATATTGGTGTTGAGGTTTCCAGCGAGGTCACGCATAAGTTCAGCCGTTCCCGGAAGGCCAACAATTTGCTGCGCCACAGGGCTTTCCAATACCAGACGGAGGAACTCAGTTTTACGAACAGCTTCCGCTTCTTTAACGACCAACGACATGGCCCCTCTTGCAACGATTTGTACATCACCTATTAAATCCGGATCATTACTATAACGTAGGTTTCTTTGGTACTGTCTTTCAAGCATAGGCGTCATCACATCGAAATCGATGTTACTAATTACTTGTTTAATACTCTTACCCGCGTTAGAAATTAACATAGACAAGCCTGATGACGTGCGGCTTGCACCTGGGACGTGCTGACCTGTCATGTAACGTGGAATACCAGTTACTTCATCAGCAATAGCCATGAACCTATCAAACACAGCCATAAGCTCTTGAGCGTTTGAGTTAGGTTGGAAAAAGTTAATAGGTGGAGAGTTATCTCCGTAGTCTGACTGTTGGAACTGCCAGATTTTCCAAGGGTACATTTGTGTAATGTCTTCACCGGCTGGTAGACGGCTTACATTGATACCGACCTGTGGGCCAGAAGAAATACCCATGTTGTTTGCTAGCGAACGTGCCGCTGCGTTACACATGTTTTGTGCATCCATACACAAGTCAGCAACGCCGTTTCCGTCGATGCGACCTGGGATTTTTTCAAAACTGGTAACATAATATGGTTTACGACCTAGCGGGTCATAGTTCAATACAGCTTTTATGATTGTATTATTGACCATCCACACTTCACATGGATATGACAGCTGGGGGTCATCAATCTCAGATTCGTCAATTCCCCAGTCAATTAGTAACTCACCAGGTACAGAATCCCATAGCTGAATTGCAGCAACTAGCTCACCAGCTGCTTCATCGTAATCTTTACCTTCAATGTCTTCAAACTCGCTATCATCTCTATATAGCCAATCGAATCCCTGCATACCGAAGTCAGATAGGATCGAACGAATCGCATCCTCGTCATACCCTTCAACACCGATCATGGCTTCAACGTCATCACGAGTTAAATGGTGTACCTCAATAACAGGCATATTCTGGATATCATCACCCCATGGTGCCCAGTAGAATTTATAAGGGTCTACACGCTCCCATTCATCACGTACTACTTGGGTTGGAACAAGAGCACCGCGTTGAGCGTAAGTTAAAGTCTTGCGTTTACGAGGCACTGGGCCTTTCATAATTGCGTATGGGTAAGTAGCTACGTCGTCAGTGAACTCGAAAAGAGCTTTGGTAAAACCGCCTTCTATCATTTGGTCTTCCATTTTCTTTTCCATTCGCTCGACACGTTGGTCAGCTTGGAATTTCATTTCGCGCATGGCTGTGTCTTTCATGCCACTAGCTAGCTCTTTAAGCTGCATCGGGTCAATAGCACCGCCGCCCTGAGCGTAATACTGTTGCAGATTAGTCTGCATGATTGTCTGCATTTTCGCAGTAATGTCTGGTGGAACATCCGGAACCGGAGTTGCCGATAACGACCAAGGTTTATCTGCGCCGTTTCCTAAAAGCGTATCTCGAAGCCATGCTGTCGCAGTTCTACATTTGGAACTGACAATGCCCATAAAGATTTCCGAACCACCCTGCTCTTTAATCTCTGCAAGTTTCTCAGGTTCGTACTGCATGTTACGTGCGCGTGCAGCTTCATATAATCTATCTTCAATCTCGTCCTGTTTGTGATCGCGCATCATCTCCCAACGCTTACGCGTGTGAGCCGCAAGACCTACAATTAACTCGGACTGTTGTTTTTGTTCGTTAGCTTTTTTAGCTTCTGCTTCTAAGTCAGATGCTCGTGCTACCGGTATTAACGCCGCGTTTCCTAAAGCCATTATGTCCAACCTCCAGCTGATACCTTAACGACTTCGCGTCTGTTACTAGCATCATTCATAAAACTTCCAAATACTTCTCCCCCGTCTGCATGCAAGCACATATATTGGAATGCGTCTGCTATGTCTGACCATGGATGAGACTTTTCAGGTTTCTCATCTTTAACACCTTTCGTGTTTATTTTATACCTATATTTACCTGCTAACGCCTGAATTAACGAATTTGCAGAATTTGGGTCTATAGCCAGCCCATATTTTCCGTCAACAACACGGGTTAAATATTTGTCTACTGCGGTTAGTCTAGCAGCAATCGAGTTCGTTTTTGCAGGTTTTACTAAAAATCCCTCAGCTTTATATATGTCTGCAACTGTCCGCTCGTCGGTCTGCACACGCTGGAACGCCGCCGGATCAATGATAACTAACGTACTTCTACCTGGAAATTTGTTAGCTAAAAGAGGCTTAAGACGTTCTCTAACGAAGCGAAGAGCGCCCATCCCGTCACTAATAAGAGCATCGTAAATAACAAGTCGTCCGTCATACGCTACCTGTCCTATAACTGCAGCTGGGGTTAGACCAGCATCAACACCTATCAATATAGGCTGATCGCTAGCCATCGGTTTTATCTCGTGTTTGACTACGTGGTTACTTCTGTCAAATGACTTAAATACTGGCTGACCACTTAACGACTTACCAAACTGAGCGTGGATGTACACATCTATCCAGTCTTCACTTTTACCTTGAGCAAGGTTGTCATAGTAGTCATCTGGTAGAAACTGAGTCCAGTCCGCCTCTGGCGATAGTCCGCTCGGCTGTATAGTAACGTGCGTATTCTCTGGAGGTTCACTGAGCAAGTCCTCCCAAAATGTATCTTGGTCAGGTGGGTTAGTCATGCCCCACAAGTGGGCGTTAGATTTCCCGTCGTCATCAACACAACCTACACCGTTCATCATCTTGTCGGGGTAACGACCGAGACGACCCTGTGCCGCGTTGAAAATATCGGGGTGAATTTCTCTGAACTCGTCAAAAATAAAAAAGCTCGCCTGCAGCGACAACAGTCGCCTTACGTCGTTGGCGTCATCAAGACCACGGAATAGAACTTCACACTCTATATCCCCGATACTGATTACAAATTTATATTCCGTTTTTAGGAACGAACCCATGACACCATCAGGTATCCACTTCATGAAGTCAGGGATTGATGTATCACGTAATTGTTCGCGAGTATTACGCACCCAGATTGCACGGCTGCGTCTTTTACCATCTTTGCACGGCGCCATTTGGGACGCGTGGTGCAGGATTTTCATTATCCCAGCAGTGGTTTTAGTAGATCCAACAGGGCCAACGGCCAGAGCAATGAATTTATCAGAGTAGAAAAAATCATCTAAG